TCTTTCATGATCCAGTAGTCTTTCCCGTCCTTGCCAACGAACGTGTCGGCGCTGAACTTGGAAAACATCACCCGGTCGCCCGTCTTGGGCTTGGGTACATCTTCCGGCCATTCGGGAAAGGTGAAGGCCATCGGGCTTACGGCCACAAGAATACCCTCTTGCCGCCTGAACTCGTCCTTCTCCACTGTTTCATCCGCAAGGATCAGCCCGCCCTTGGTCTTCTTTTCGACCTCTCGTGGCTCAACGATCACCTTGTATTCCATCGGGGACCACCCCGAAGTGTTTTGCCCAGTCATTCCAGTCCTCTGCTTCTGCCTCGGTCAAATCTTCTACCAGTTCCACTTGGGCCTTTACCCGGCCCCTGTGTTCATCGTCACATTCCCCCGTTCGCCACAGGGAATCCTTCAGGGCCTCCGAGTTCGCCGCCGCCCCCTTGGACAGGACCGCCAAGAGGAATTGCGTTACCGGGCTGCCCCGCCATTCCGCCAGCGCTTCCGCCGACAGGGCCTTCAATCTCGTTTCGTCTGGCACTCAACTGATCCTTCATCGCTTTCAGGTTCTCGATCTGCACCCGCATCGGGGCAAGGTCGGCTTCCGCCATGTCCTTCTGCGCCGAGGCAAGGTCTTTCATCGTCTTGGCAACCTTTTCATCAAGCTCGGCTTCCTTCAGCTTGATTTCGATCACCATCAATTCTTCCTGCGCCGCCTGCATGGCTGCGGCCTTCGGGTTCGGCTTGGGCATCAACTGGTCGATGTCCTCAAACGACCCGGCTTCCAGAATGCGCCGCGTGGCCTCTGCCGCGTCGATCAGGCCACCCTGCGCCAGTTCCAGCAGGAATTGCGCCTGGCCCATCTTCTGCATCGACGTGACCGACTTCGGGTCAGCAACCGGCAGAATGTCCATGTCCTCGCAACTGAAATCGGCCTTCGGGTCGGCTTGCTCGTCAAGGAATCTCTGGTACTTCTCGGGCGTCAGGAACTTGCGGTTCAGCTTCGCCAGCATGGCAAACTCGTCCTGCAAGCCCCGGTAAATCCGCTTGTACGAGGCCGAGAACACCATCATGCCTTGCTCAATCAGGGCGTAGACCGTGCCGACCGGCATATTCTGACGGCCCGAATCCCCGGTCATGATGTCGTTGATCGAGGCCATTTCCCGGCCCGCGTCGATCATCATGCCGAGAATCTGGAACAGCGTGCCGGACGGTTCAGGGAACGTCAGAGGCACCATGCCCTTGCGGATATCGTCCCCGGCAAAGTTTACATGCTTGTACTCACCGGGCCGCAGCCGTTGAGCGCCGCCTTTCACCCGGAAGTTCTGCGCCCCGATAAAGCCAGCCCCGAGGGACGACAGGTGCGCCGAGTCCATCATCAGGTTCAGCGTGCCGTTGATCGTCTCCGAAATATCCCCAAGCAGGATGCCGATGCCCATGCCGAGAAAACCCGGCTCCATCGACGGCCAAAACTGGTAATGCACCAGATACCCATCCGGGTCAGCCGAGATGATCCGCCCGCCGTCCTCAAGGTCAATCTGGACCGTTGACATATCGTAAGCCGCCACGACGCGGACGACCTTCTTGGTTTCCTTGTGGACCGTGACGATGTACGGCTCCGGGTAATCGTCCCCGTCCAGATCGTAGCGCGTGCTTTGTTCGATGAACTCTTGCGGCTCTTGCGAGTCCTCGCCGGTCAGCGGCATGTCAAACTCGACAAACCTGCCCGACAGGATGTTGCTCTGAACCTGATGCGGGTACATGACAATTTGGTCGGAAACGCGCGGGGCCGTATCGACCGAATCCACGCTGTTGTTCACGACGACATGACGGCCCGGAAGCCGCAACTGTGTCCGGGGGCGCTGTTCAGCCGGGTCCCACCATACCTTGCGGAACACGTCGCCAACCACGGGGAGTTGCAGAAGAAGCTGGTCCGTCTGCCGTTCCCATTCCTTCATGTCCACCTTGCATTGCCAGGACATGAAACGGGCGACCCGATTGGCGCGGTTTTCTTTCTGATTGTCCTTGTCCTGACCCTGAACAGCAACCTTAACGATGTCCGTTGACGGCACGATAGCCGGATAGGCCCGCGCGTTGTATTGCAGCGCCGCCGAGGCGATCAGCGGGTATTTGATGTTCGCCGCGCCCTCCCAAGGATAGGTTTTCTTTTCCTTGTCCAGCATCGACGCCAGTTTGATGGCGTGATCCATGCGGTCGGACCAAGCCTCCATAGACGACTGGTCCAGTTCGAACATGCTGAGAACGGAATTGGCAAGATCACCAAGCACGCCGTCATCCAGATCACCCGCAAGGTTCGGCGCGTTGACGATGGCCTGAAGCCGCGCCACCGCCTGTTGCGGGTCAGCGGGTTGGGTCATTCCTTCAGGCGGCATCTGCGACCTCATCAATCAAATCAGAAGGAACGACGACGATCCGTCCACTGTAGGACCAGACGCCACCACGACCGACCACGCGCACCGGAGTTCGTTCCGCCACAGACACGCCGTCATGGATCAAGCCGTCCAGTTGTCCGAACAGGGCGTCGGACGCAGCGGCCTTGCTGTCGTATCCAGCGCCCTCAAGGATATAGGTCAAGCAGCGATGCGCTTCCGGCCCCGACTCCACGCGGAACCCGCCAATAACGTCATCCCACGAGGACTTGACGACTGAGCGCGGAAAGGCTCTGAGAACGGGAATGCCACGGTCGCGGCAGTATCCCTGAAACTCAGTATCCGGTTGTGGCATTTCGGCTGTTGAAGCGTTCTGCATTTTCATCCCAATCATCGCTGTCCGACCATCCGTCCAAGCCCATTTCATAGGCGAGGCACATCAGCCCGAAGGCGTCGGCAGCGTGTGAAGACCAGTCATGTTCGGGGCCGAGGTCGATCCCGCGCACCTGGTCTATTTTTTTGTGATACCAGCCGAGCGCATCCCGCCCGCCTTCCGTTCGGCCTGCGTCAAAGTAGATGCTCGGAAACACCCGCCACGCCGCTTCGATCCGCGCCCTTGCAGCGCCCTTGCCTTGGTTCTTGACCGTGTAGACGTTGAACCCGGCGTCTCTTAGCGCGCCCTCGTAGGTCGTGCTGTAGAGTTTGTCGCCCTGCCGCGCGTCGTGGGGCAGGATGCACATTGCCCGCCCGTAGCCCTTTTCCCTGAGCCAGTTGACATGCGTAGCAAGCGGCTGTCCCTGCGCCTCGTAGTAATCGACAACCCGCAATTCCTTGCCGACCGTCTGGGCAATCCAGATCGCCGTGGCGTCAGACTTCAGGCCAGTTCCGCCCAAGTCCCAATAGGCGCGGACTTCCATCAGCGGATCAACCGCCACCCGGCAAATACGGTTGTCCTCTTGCGCCCTCAGAAGATGCTGCGCGAAGTAAGCCCCTTCCGAGACTGTCTCGTATTCACCTTCCCAGACATGGGCGTAGTTGCCCGGCTCGTTCTCTAGGCAGTCAAGCCGTTCCTGTTCCAGCACGGACGGAAACCACGGGTTGTCCCGCCAATTCGACCGGACGACGACTGAATCGGTCGGCATGACCTCGCCGCGCAGCAGCATGTCCACAGCGTCCGTTTTCCGGCGCGGGTTCCATGACCACCACAGTTCCGAACTCAGGCCCAGGCGCGCATTCTCCCAGCGGATCGTCGGGCGGATCAGCGTAATCGACCGATGCGAGATTGAGTGCGCTTCCTCGGCCCAGAAACGATGAAATCCCTCGAACGACTTGATACTGTCTGCCGTGTGGTCTTGTAGGCCGTTGAACACCAGCAGCCCATCGCCGGGCGTCTGGATCACGTCATTGAAGACCTTGAAACCTTGTGCCTCGCCAAGCCCGAAGTCTTGCAGCTTCTTTTCGATCAGGAACTTGGCCGATTCCTTGAGGGACTTCTGTATCTCGCGGGCGCACATCCCCCGCATTCCTTCGCCAGCGTCGCCGGGAAACCGTATGGCGTCCTCGATCATCAGGCCCGCAAAGAAGTGCGACTTCGCTGATCCTCGGCCACCGTGAGCGCCCTTGTAACGGGCAGGCTCCAACAGTGGGGCGAAGACCTCAGCGGTCGGGATTGTCAGCTTTGACAATGGTGCGCTCAATCGAGGTGACAGACAGGTTTCCGTTCAGGTCAACGTCCTGTTTGTCCCGCTGCCCGAGG